ATGTCACCGTCTTTTGTAGCGTAATCCCGCATTCTCGCCGGAGTGCGACGTCCTGGCAAAAAATGCGGGTGGAAAAGGTCGACATCGAATGCACGCGCATCTCGTGTTGTAAACTCCCGTCCGAAATCAATGAAAGCATGGAAATGAATGTTTCCATCAAGATGACGTTCACGTCCAATGACGTACTCAGCCGATAGCTGCTCAAGATGCCGTCCAATACGGTCAGGGTCGAGATTGTTTGCCTGAGGGTAAGTGAGTAAGGCATAGCGGCCTGTGAACGACCAGGCGCGAGGCATGAGAACAGAGATCAATAATGTTATATCTCTGTTCTCTATGTTCCTATGTTCCCTGGGGGGTATAAATACTCGACCCTTTCCCAACCCTCCCTTCAAATTATGGCTGAATGTCCCATAAAAAAAGATTTTACCGAAGCCGAAGCCGAGGCTGTAGCCTTATCTGTTATTGCCGAGTGCGAAGCCGAGGCCTGGCCTCCTTATGGCTACCCGACGGAAGCATCGAAGGAAGACGCCGAGGCGTACTTCAAAGCGGTCCAGGATTTCCAAGACTACGCGAGGCTCTCGCCGCCACAGCGGAAAGCGTACGACGCGTACGAGGCCTACAAGCGTCAGCAGACGCAAAATTCTAAACGTATGCTCGGTGAAGAAGCGGGACGAAATGATCCCGATAAATCAACTGGGGACCCTGGTGGGTCCACAACAGTTCACCGGCCCGACAGCACTACTGTGGTGCCCTACGTACAGAGAATTACAAAATACCCCCGCTCACGGTCAAATCCTCCTTTCCGAAAGTTCACGAACGTCAACAACGGTGTTTATGAAAATGCTCGTAGAGCGTATCAGAGTGGAAACTTCTGCGAACGGTGCGGGCGACAGCGAACTTCAGTGGCGCAGACTCGTTTTTACAATTAAGGGACCCGTTGTTCCCTACACGGTGTTACCTGTTTCTCATTTTACAAATGTTACCATTCCTCTTGGCGATTCCGCCATTCAGCAGTATAACCGAATATGCAACCCCTTAACTCTCGCCGAGCAGGGGTCCCTGTTTCAAATTCTTTTCCGGGGTGTGGGATCTGGAGTTGGAGGATCTGATTGGTATGATCCCTTGACGGCGTTCAAGGATTCCGAAAACGTTAAATTTCTTTTTGATCGGGTGATCAATATTAGAAGTGGAAACGCCAATGGCGTTATTAAACAGGTGCGCTATGTGCACCGCTTCGGTAAAAACCTGAAATACAATGACATTGAGGTGGGAGTCACCGAGGGATTTCAGCAGGCAGCAGCGAGTCAACCTGGCTTTTCAACTCAGGGTAAGCCAGGCATGGGGGATGTTTATGTTCTTGATTTATTTAGGCCCATAGGGGCCTCTAGCGTAACTTTTACCTTTCTTCCGGAGGCTCAGATGTACTGGCACGAAAGATAGGAGTGTCTACATAAGAAAAAATACAATTTGATTCCAACCATGGAATGTCCGCGTTTTTGTCGTGACGAGGATCGTTGTTAGACAAGTATATCGCGCATTTCCCCCAATATATTCTTTTTTTACCACGGTATTTATCCGTGCAAACAAATTCAGCCTGACAACCCAACCAGAACTTGTAAGAATGAAAAAATTCTAACCCTCCTTGCATGTCGTCGAAGATTGCGTAAGCGGGCTGACTGGTCTCGACATCGTCAAGGGCGAAGAGGCCCCCGAAATAAAGATGGGGCCCAAGGCTGCGCGCCCACAAAGTCTTTCCCATTCTAGAAGGTCCGTAAAGGACCAAGGATTTTTTTCTACCTGTTCTTGTACGTGTCAGCGGTTAAGCTCAATGCAAGGTTCATAATCCTTCAGTCTTATCAAGAGAAGGCTCTTTCAACCTGTTGACATGGGGTATCTAAACCCCGTCTAGGCAATTTGCCAGAGTCCTTTTCAGCCGGGGGTTGCCCGGCCTATCTCTTTAAATTTCTTGGATAATCTAACACATGACCAACACGGAAGCACGTACCTTCTATAGTAGGATCTTTCATCTGGTCAACCCAAGCATCAAGTTCTGGATAAAGACCCGTGTCGAACGTCAAGTCGGCCGGGTGAATATATTCTCCCAATCCTGGTCTATATTTCCATCTGGCATAACACTGAAGGGAGGAGAAATTGCAAGCCAATGCTCGTGGATCAAGTCGTGCAATTGATTCAAAGAAGGATGCCTCCGTGTCAGAGGCAATAATCTCAGCCCATGCGCTTGATTTCGAAGTACGTCCAGGTTGTTCTGGTCCGCTAAAGTTAGGGCTGATTCCGACAATGTCACCGTCTTTTGTAGCGTAATCCCGCATTCTCGCCGGAGTGCGACGTCCTGGCAAAAAATGCGGGTGGAAAAGGTCGACATCGAATGCACGCGCATCTCGTGTTGTAAACTCCCGTC